TACAAGCATTGGGGCTGGGTTAATATTTCCTCCAGCTGGTTTGGTGGTCGCAGGTATCGCATGTGGAATATACGGTTTTCTTCTAGGTTCAGAATAATCAATTAAATATATGGCTTGGAACAGTTCGCCTAACAATAAATCATTGCGCCCGGGAAATTCAAAATCTTTGGGTTACGGTTTGCCGATATCAGCAAACCCCTCATTTGCCGATAAGGCGTATAGGGATGGCTGGGACATCGAGCGCGCATACCGCGAGGGAATGTCGAAAATTACTTGGGTTAATCGCTGTATTGACGCGATTTCTGGTAATCAAGCCAGATTGACCATGATGCTGAGAAAAGACAATTCCAAGCATGGCCAGCAAGTAAAAGGAAAAGAAGCAGAACGTTCCACAATTTTGGAGCTGTTGAATAACAGAACAAATGTTGGAGAAAACTCATTTATTTTTAGGTACAGACTTTCCGCTCAATTACTGCTTGGAACAAGGGGTGTATTTATAGAAAAAATACGTGGCAGAGATGGCGGGATAATCGCTCTAAACCTTCTTCCGCCTCAATCAACAGCCCCAATACCACATCCAAAGAAATTTGTTTCCGGCTATGAAGTGATGATGCCATATGGCCAAAAAATAATTTTAAAACCAGAAGATGTGTGTTGGGTTAGAAGACCGCATCCCATAGACCCATATTTGTCTTTGACCCCACTTGAAGCATCTGGTGTTGCTATCGAAATTGAGAATCTGGCAAAAATATATAACAGAAATTATCTGTTAAATGATGGAAGACCGGGTGGTTTGCTTGTGGTTCGCGGAGAAATAGATGAGGACGATAAAGATGAATTGAGAAGTAGATTTAGAGGAAATATTTCAAAAACTGGTCAAACAACTGTAATTTCTTCAGATGAAGGAGTTGATTTTGTAGATACCTCAGCATCGCCAAGAGATGCTGCATATATGCAAATGCGACAGATAACAAAAGAAGAAATACTTTCAGCTTTCGGAGTCCCAGAATCAGTTATTGGAAATGCAGCAGGGCGAACATTTTCAAATGCGGCAGAGGAAATACGAGTTTTTTGGGTAGAAACAATGGGTCCACATTTGGAGATTGTTTCCAGGGCACTTGACGAATTGGACGATAAGTATTACATTGATTTTGATACTTCAGAAGTTCCAATTCTCATGCTCTACAAACAGGAACGCGAACGCTATCTAATGCAAGAACTTCAAGCTGGATTGATAAGTGTAAACGAATACAGAATCGGTTCAGCAAGAAAAGAAGTGGACGCAGACTTGGCCGATTCTTTGCTGATGAATCCAAACCTTATTCCGATTGCGAATACAAAAAAGAAGATGGAAGAAAATGCTGCTCAAGTCCCTGGAGCTCCAGGCGGCGCGCCGGGCATGCCCGGAATGCCACCAATGCCTGGAATGCCCGGAATGCCACAAATGCCAGGACAAGAACCGCCGCTTGACCCAAACACAATGCAGGGCGCAATGGCTGAAGTCAGTGGGGCGCTTGCTCAAAGCCCACTTCCACCAGAAGCAACTGGAGCAGCAATGCAGCCACAGGTTCCAGCGGGAATCGCCACAGCATCTGACTCTGGAATTCAAACAAAATCAGAACAAGAAGATTCTCAATTTGAAATTGAAAGATGGTCAGAAATATTATCAAGAGGAATTGAAAGAGTTTTTGAAAGACAGCAGCGAGTTGTGCTTGAAAAAATAAACGGAGCAAAATCCAAAAAAGCACTTTCATCCGGAACGCTAGACGTTGAAACAATTATTTCTATTGAAACATGGAATAGGCAAATAGATGAAGACATAAAGCCGTTGTTCTCGGCAATAATAAATAACTCAAATGAACGAAAGCAAATTAACTTTGAATTGAAGGGAATCAAGACCAAAAATCTTCAAGCGCTTCAAGTTGCAAAACAAATTGACGAAAGGCTTACAAGTATAAAAAATTTAAACAGCAAATTTATTTCTGAAATAAACTCATTTATGATTGACTCGTTCAATACAAAGGGAGAAGACGAAAGATTCATTTCTTTCAAACAGAAAATCGTAGAAATGTATGCAAACTTTTTTGCAAAAGAACAGGCCGATATTGCTGATTCGGAAGTAAATGCTGCATGGAATTTCGGTCAAGATGGCTAATTGCTGTAAATAATTTCTTTATATGGACAGCAAATTATCAATAGTTGCAACGGGTCATTGCTCCAGTCACTTATTATCGAAGTAAAGAACGAAAGAAAAGCATGTCACCCGATTCAGTCCAATACAAAACAAGCGAGCTTGGCTCTCCTTCTCCTCGTGGAAATTCATTAAATCTTGACGAGGCACAGGGAATAGTTGAGTGTTTCGTTGCTGGCGTTGGAAACAAAGACAGCGTTGGCGATATTGTCGCTTCTGGAGCATTTACAAAAAGCTTAATGCGCAGAAAACCTCGAGTTGTGTGGGGTCATTCTTGGAACGACCCAATCGGTAAGGTTTTGGAAATTTACGAAGTTCCAACAACCGACCCAAGGCTGCCAATGAAAATGAAAATTGCAGGAATAGGTGGATTGTTTGCCAAAGTTCAATTTAATTTGAATTCAGAAAAAGGAAGAGAAGCTTTTGCAAACGTAGCATTTTTTGGAGAAGAGCAAGAATGGTCAATTGGCTATAAAACACTTCGCTCTCAATTTGACCAAAAAACACAGGCAAATATTATCTACGAACTTGAACTTTACGAAGTTTCTCCAGTTTTGCATGGCGCAAATCAGTTGACCGGAACAATATCAATAAAAACGGATGAACAAAATTCTTTTATTCCACAGGTTGATAGAGAGGAAATGCAAAAGCAATTGTCAATGGTGCATGGACCAAAAACAATGCTTATTTCAGCAGACAATGAAAACATAACTTTCGCAAAACCAAATGATAATGGCACTCTGGAAAAATTCAAGTGTTGTTGGTCTAGAAATGGCTCAACGTTTATGTTTGGTGCGCCACAAAGAATTATCACGCCAGAAGTTTCTCCATCTTCTCCATCCGCAATGCCAATGCAGCCATCACCAATGATGCCGAGTCATCCGAACAGAGTTGTAATTCGTCCACAACAAATGCCAGCAGTGCCGGTCGCAATTAAACCAAATCCACTTGGGCCCGGAACTGTTGCTGTTTCTCTTCCGCCGGTTCAATATGAGGGAGATAGAAAACCGATTGACAAAAACAATCTGGATAAAGAAGAAGCAGACCTGAGAGATGCATTGCTTAAAATAGTTAAAAGACATGGAAAATTTAATGAAGATAGCAATGGTGTTTGGGCTGGATATTATCCACCGGAAAAAAATCCAGTTGGTGCAATAGGAGTAAAATGCGCAAATTGTGTTTTGTATGAGGGTGGTTCGTCTTGTAAAATAATTTCTCTTCCTGTTCACCCAGAAGGTAAATGCAGATTTGCTGTAATACCCAATGGGGTTGTTACGGCAAAACTTGGAGACAAGTCAGCAGAAGATATCGAAACAGAACAACAGGAAGATTACCTGTTGGAACTTGAAGCAAAATATCCAGGAGAGCTACTTCTTGCTGGTCTGCGCGGTGCTATTGGTAGATTTAGAAGAAAGAAACGCAGAAGAAGATTTAAAGACCTTTCGGAATTCGACGAAAATGAAATTGACGAAAAAGGTTATTGTATTGCGATATCAACAGATGATGCATTTCAAGCAAAACAGCTTCTTGACCCAATATTTGAATACTACGGAGCAGAAACTTACGTTGATGCAGATGGAATTATAATAAAGTCGGGAATAAGTATTGACCTAATTGAAGCCATAGATACCGCGCTACTAAACGGAGAAATAAAAAAAAAATCCCTAGATGACGGCATTGAGGTAAAAAACCTTGGTAGAAGACTTGTCTCATATGGTGCCTCGCGCCTAATAGATAGACCACGACTTGGCGGCGGAAGAAGTCGCGGAGTTCGTGGTTTTGGTGTTCCGGAGGGGGACCTGAATCCAGATACCAGAGTAGACAAAAATAGAAACGGTTGGCTCTTTGACGAATATCCAGACTGGAGACAACCGGACCCAACACCATATGGCCCTGGTTCAATTTATAATCGTGACAAAACGCCAGAACAAATAAGAGATATAAAAAAAATTGGACGCGGAGAAAGAATCAGCTCCGGAAGAGATGATGACAAAGCCAGTCTGAAAAAAGCCAAAGAAATAGTTCAATCATTCCTCGATGGGTATGAAGGCTTTGACGATGATGATTGGGAATACGGTGAAGAATATTGGAAGGACGCCTTAAATTTTGCTGACGAGCACAAAGATACTGATTATGTATTCAGCCAACTTGAGGAAATGGCTGATGACCTCGCTGAACAAAATGGACCGGGCGATAAAAATAAGGCTGAATTCCTGAGAAATGCCAGAGAGGCATTTGATGCTGCAGGGCAGAGAAGAGAAAGACGCGAAGCCGAACAATCGAGCAGAGAAGAACAGCGACGCAAAGATAGAGCAATGTTCTCCGTCGAGGACATGACGCCAGAAGAAAGAGAAGAAAGAATCAGCTCCGGAAGAGATGATGACAAAGCCAGTCTGAAAAAAGCCAAAGAAATAGTTCAATCATTCCTCGATGGGTATGAAGGCTTTGACGATGATGATTGGGAATACGGTGAAGAATATTGGAAGGACGCCTTAAATTTTGCTGACGAGCACAAAGATACTGATTATGTATTCAGCCAACTTGAGGAAATGGCTGATGACCTCGCTGAACAAAATGGACCGGGCGATAAAAATAAGGCTGAATTCCTGAGAAATGCCAGAGAGGCATTTGATGCTGCAGGGCAGAGAAGAGAAAGACGCGAAGCCGAACAATCGAGCAGAGAAGAACAGCGACGCAAAGATAGAGCAATGTTCTCCGTCGAGGACATGACGCCAGAAGAAAGAGAAGAAAGAATCAGCTCCGGAAGAGATGACAAGCCACGTCGTCCCAAACAAAGAGAAGATAGAAGACTTTCATCAGGAAGAAATCTTGCTAGGCATGGAAAAGGCAAGAACCATGAACAAAAATTTGGAGTTAGCAGAGACGAAAAACAACGACGAGATGAGTTTGACAAAGTAATACAAAACTGGGTTGATTCTGGAATGAAGTGGAATGAATCTCCACGTTCTAGCTCGGACGGTGATAAAACGGAAAGTTTTCTTCGCGGAAGAGAACTTGGAATCAATCAAGCAAGAGTTGCGTGGCTTGGAACCGGAAGAGGAAACGGAAAACGTTCAGAAAAGTTTAATGAAAAAGATAAGAAGTCAAAAGAATACAGAGATTGGTTTCTTGCATATTCTGGACATCTTGGCAATTTTATACAAGCCCTAAACAATCAAGAAAACGACAAAACCCCAGATGATGTCAAAGAAAAACATAAAGGAATACGAAATGGAATAGCCAATGAGGTATCAGCAAAACTTCCATCTGAAGACAAAAACTCAGACGAAATTTTTAAGTGGCTCAACAAATATGGTTTTAAACCTCAAAAAGATGAAACTGGGAGACTTTCCTCTGGGTGGAATCTCGACCCTGACGCCCCAAAGCCCGGAGAGAGGGGAAGAACAACAAACATTCCCGGGTTGGATGGTGGATTTGACCCGGATAATCCGTATGGTGACGAAAATGCACCATACGATGTCGGATTTGATGTTTACGACAGAATAATTGAAGAATTTCTTGGGGACGAAAAACTCAAAAAAGATAGAGTTGAATTTAGTGAGCCAAGAAAACCCCTCACCGATAAAGAGATATATGAACGCCGAATGAATGGCGCAACTCTTGCAGAAATGGCAAGAGAACTGATGACAACAAGAGAAGATGTTCGTCAGCGCGAACTAAGACACATGAGAGAAATGAGAAGAGTCGCCGCTGGTGGTAAGCCAATTAAACCAAAAAGATATAGAAGAAGAGCAAACGAGCTCAGCAAACGAGAAAAAGCAAATCTATATTCGGAAAAAATGCAAGGTGCATCAACTAAAAAACTTAGCAAAAAGTATGGAATTCCACCACGTGATGTTGATTCAATAGTAAAAGAAACCGGACAACGAAGAAAACGTCAAGACGATAAAAGAATTGCCGAAACAAGAAGACAAAAAGAAATTGAAGAAAAAGCAAAACGCGACCAGATAGAAAAAGAAAAAAACTTTGATGCTGTGCGCGATGAGGGTGTTTTGTCATCTGGAAGAACGTCGTCTAATGCCGCAAACGAAAGACTCAATCAACTTGGACCGATTGGATTTCTCAATGAACAACTCAGCAATAAGAGAAGGGAAAGACTTTCATCTGGTGAGACCAGCTTTAACCGAGAAGAATTGAAAAAAATATACGACAACCTAAGTGTTCAAATACTTGAATCAATAAAGTCGGCGATGGATAATCCTGGGAAACAATGGAAAAGACCCTGGGCCAACAAAGAAAATTATGCGCGAAACATAACAAACACACAGGTAAACCCAGATGGAAGAGCCTACGAGGGATTGAATCAACTTATTTTGTCTATGACCGGTTTTGCTAAGGGCTACAAAACAAACAAGTGGGCAGGCAAGCAACAATGGGAAGAGTTTGGTGGTCGAGTCAAAAAAGGAGCAAGAGGGACGCTCATAAAGGCACCCACGTACAAAAACGGAAGAAAACTTCAAAACCAATTTCACGATACTTTGGTTTACAACGTGGCAGAAGTTACTGGTTTGCCAAAAGCATATTATGAGCCAGCAAAAGGAAACCTCAGTGAAAAACAAAGACTAGCGGACATACAGTCAGTCATTGCTGAAATTGTTCCAGATTTTAAAGAAGGAAATTTCGGCGGCGCTTTTTATTCTCCAGACAAAGACATGATTTTCATGCCAAAGTTTGAAGACTTTAAGGACGCGATTGGGTTTTATTCAACACTGCTTCACGAAATGACTCACTGGACTGGCCATTCTTCTCGCCTAAACAGAAAAGGCGGAAGAATGAATGCTCCGAAAGACACTGAAGATTTCAAGCGATATGCGTTCGAGGAATTAATAGCAGAAATTGGTTCGTCATTTTTAATGGGAATGCTTGGACTTGAGCCAACATTTAGAGAAGACCACGGACAATATCTTGCTTCTTGGTTTAAACTAATAAACGACGACCCACAAGCAGTTGAAAGAGCGCTTACAGAAGCGCAAAAAGCTGTCGATTATATGTTGAATCGTTCATCCACGCTAAGAAAACGACTTGGCATGGAAGACAGGGAAAGAAAAGTCGATGCATCTTTGCGTGAGGAAGTTCCGATGTTGGAGGGCATGGAAGATGCTCCCAAAATACCTGGCCCAGGAAAACCAAAGGGGACATTCGAAGATACTGGATTTGACGATGAAAGACTTTCCTCAGGAAAAATTGAAGACTTTGTCAAGAGACCACACAAGGTCGGAAAACTTCACAAAATCGGAAACAGGGGCTGGTCTGCACTTGATAGAGAAAGTGGCGACAGAGAGGTGTATCACTACAGCACTCTGATGGGAATAATTCGTAATGGAAAGTACTATCAGGTTTCAGATGGCTGGGGTTCCGTATCGGATAAGCAAGGAATCAAAAAAATCCTAAGAGCATTGGGTCAGGATGCTCCAGAGCCAATCGATGCAATAAAAACAGTACAAAGACTTTCTTCAGGAAAAATTGAACAGTTTGCAACAAGGCCGTACGTTTCTGGAAAAGTATCTTATGCCGGCAACAATCAGGCATGGAAATCCATCGACATGCCAAACGGGGATAGGGACATTTATCACTACGGAACAAGAATGGGTTTTATAAGAGATAACAAATTTCATCAAGTTTCGGATGGTTGGGGTTCTGTTTCTGACAAGCAAGGAATAAACAAAATCTTGCGCGGGCTTGGACAATCAAAAGCAATTCAACTACCCAGAGATGGTGGTCTTGAATTACAAGAAGAAAGAAATTTGTTAAACGCAAGAACAATCAAAACTGGCAAAAATGGAAGAGTCATTGATTCAACTGGCAGACTGTCCAGCGGTAACGAATCCGGCCCAATAAAGCCAAGCAAAAAAGGTTCAGAAAACAACAAAGACCTACACGTAAAAAGAACAGACGCAAAAATTTCTTTCAAGGCTGCTCACAGACTTGGGTTTGAGCCAACACAACAGCAAAGAGACATAGTTGACCTTGGGGTTAGTTTGATTCTTGGCCAAGTCGGCAAAAGAATTCTTTCAGTTTCAGCGGGAGCAGGAACAGGCAAAACATCAACACTAAAAGTATTAGCAAGAGCAATGCAACAAATGTTTAATTTGGATTTAGTAGATGACGACGTTCAGTTAAATCACAAACTTCGATACCTTGCAGATAAATTTTCTGATGATTTGAAAGAAATGGGAATTAAAGACCTTACAAAAATTCCCATTGACCAAGCAAAAGAAGCCGTTGGCAAGCTAAAAGAAAAATATGGGGAACCGAATCTTTATTACGGTGTTTTCAATAGAACTAATCAATTTGAAGCAGAAAGAGCTTTCCCCGAACAAACTACCGGAGTGTCCACCTTGGACAAGCTCGCATTTTGGGGTTTGCGACTCGGTGCAGCAGACAAGCGCTTTGGACCACACATAGCCAAAAAAATGCAAACGATGAGACAAGACCTGAAGCCTGCCGCATTTATAAATGCAGACGGAACACCAATAAGAAAAAAAAGCAAAAGAACTAAGAAAAAAGACGGAACACCGGCTGTTTTCACTGTTGAAAATTACATAACCGGCGGACGCGTAGAAATAATTGGAGAAGTACCAGTTTTGGAAGATGCTGGACTACGGGAATTGTCAAAAGCTGAAGACTTCATAAGATATTTTGGTCTACGAGATTTGTTTCACGACAGTGGTGTTCAGCCAAAAGGAAAACAAAAACCAATACCAACAAAAAAGATTCCACAATTTGCCCAGATGACTGTTGATGACCTTGGGTTTTTTATTGCTAAAGCCGTTGAAAACTGGGCATATAGTACCGACGAAGAGTTAAGTGCTAAGCATTTCGCTTTGACCCCACAACAAATATCAGAAAAACGCGCAAGAAGAAATAAAAAGAAAAAGAGAGTTATTAAAGGGTTCAAAGACAAAACCACTAACGTTGGCGCTGATGATGATGGTTCTGCTTTTGAAGAAGAGGCAGTAGACCCACTTGTCGATAGTGCATTTTTGATAGAGGTTGCACAAAATCCAGAAAAGTATATCCCTCAAGAATGGGTTGATTATGCTGCAGAAACCGTAAGCTTGCTCCAAAATGAATTTGTCACCGACAAAAAGGGCAAACCCATTGTTGGCAAAGATGGCAAAAAAGTCTTAAGCCCTGTCGTTCCAGACCAAACTCAAATGTACAAGCTTTTCGCAATGTCCAAACCAGATTTGTTAGAAGGCAAATACATGATTGGACATGCCGACGGACTGACAAAAAAACAACAGGTTCAGACTGCTGGAACAATTGGCGATTACACAACGGGCGACGGAACAGTTTTGAAAATGGACAAAAAAGGTAAATTTCCTGCGGGCACAGACCTTAGTGATATTTGGGTGATTACCTCACTCAAGGGGCAAAGAGGGAAAAAGGGTAACCAAAGCGCGGTTATACAAAAATCATTTGGAAATCCTGGTAAAAAAGTTTCTGCGATGCTGATAGATGAAGCGCAAGACCTAAACCCAGTAATGCTTCAAGTCCTTGAAGCAAATAAAGATAAAATGCCGATTATATTGGTTGGAGACGCAAGGCAAAAAGTTTATGGATTTAGACGGGCCATAAATGCACTAGCTGCAATAAATCCGGACTACATACTGCCACTTAATGAATCATTCAGATTTGGTTCAAGAATTGCATATCTTGCAAACGTAATTCAATTCCTTGGGAACATTGATGATGAAGAAAAGGGAATCGACAATTTTGAAATGCAATTTGTTTCCGGACATCTGGAAAGTTTGGTCAGGGGGCAGTTTGATGATGCAATTGAGCTACTGAAAAAAACTGATAGAAGCGACGAAGAAAAATCCATACTTAGAAACATTCTCAAAACTCTCGACGAAGATTTTGGTCTTTCTAGCACGCTTGGTCCGAAAAAAGATGGGTTTGACAAAAATGGCGAAATGCTAAAAATTTTTGATGACGGAATTCCAGATGCGCAAAAAATAAAAATTCTTTCTGATAGAAAAGACTCGGCAATCGATGAGGCAATGGGTGAAATCTGGGACTCCGAAATGCCATTACTGGATGAAAAAGGCAAACCCATTTTGGATGACGACGGCGACCCAAGGCCTCAGGGAGAGCTGCTTCCACAAAAGGGAAGAAGTTATGCATATCTAACTCGAGACAATGCCGAAATATTCACAGCAGCAACGAGATTGGCCCAACATCTAAGAACAACGCATTTGGCCGATTCTTTAAGGGAAGGCCAAGAAAATTGGGAAAAACTATCTCCACAAATCGCCACATCAGCGAAAAAACACGAAGAGTTGATTGCTTTCTTTAAACACGCGGCGTGGATTCTTGGTACAGATGAGTACAAATTGACCTACCCAGAAAGACGACCACCAGCTTCACCGTTATTCGGAAACATATGGACAAAAGAGCAGGTGGATAAACGTCTTGGCCAAAAGAGATATCAACAAATGACAGCCATGTGGAAATTGATGTTTACCAGAGGCGAAGACGGAAAAGCAAAATTCATATCTCCAAAAACATATATTCACATGCTCGAAGGACACTCAAAGGCTGGCGCTGGCGGACAGATGGAATGGCGCGAACCAACAATAATCCCAGAGCGACAAGCAATAAAAATGAGCACAAAATGGGGCTACATGAGCGTTGCCCAAATAAGAGAGATAGCAAATAGAAAAAACGCAAAAACAAGCAAGCAAAAAAAACCTCAAATGACTTCACAGCGTCAGGCAATTCCAATTTTGGATTTGAAAGACGTTGGAACAATATATGCCACACTCGACATAGCTGGCGGTGATGGAAACTCTCCAGGAAAATGGACAGGAAAGGTAATAATAAGTGGACATGGACTAAGTACGCCAAGACCAAAAGTGGATGGCAAACAGGGAAGAAAAGGCGGCACATACAGGGAAGACGTAAAACGAATTATGTCAAGAGACCCGAGATTTGCCGGCAAGTTTAAATATGTCGAAAAGGGCGATACGTCGCAGCGCGCAGATGCTGTTCACATAAATGATGCTTACATTTTGGACATCAAGGATGTTGGCGGTAGTGAAGAAAAACTTTCCGAATTAATTCAGGAAGCAGCAAGTGAGATTAGAAAAGCCGCCAACACAAACGGTGCAGATGCCGTTGTAACTACCGCTCAGCTATTTAAGGGAATGGAAGCAGATGATGTCGTTCTTGGGGAATCTTGGCAAGACGCGTTTGGGAGCATTGATGACGAACTTGAAATACAAGGAAAAATTTCGGAAGCATTTAGAGAAGAATTAAATATTGTTTATGTTGCCCTGACGAGAGCAAAGAAGCGAATCGACCCAGGCAGAGTTCTTGCTGAACTTTATCTTGGAACGAGAACGACAGAGGGAGAAGATAGGAGAAATAACGCCGTTGCAAGGCTCAACAGGTATATCGACGAGCTTGCAGATTCAAAAAATCCAGAAGACAGAAAAACCGCAGAAGCACTTCGTGAGCCAAATGGGTTTAGGTTCCCATATCCAGAGCCACTTGACAAAAAAGATGATGATGATGATGACAAGGACATCGAGGGAGACCCAGCTGATGACGAGCTCACAATAGAAGAGATAATTGAAGGCGGCACCGACATTTCAGAAAAAGAGCAAGACGAACTTGATGAACTGAATTCCGACGGAAAAGAAAACGACATTTCGGACGAAGAAGATGGCGAAGACGAAGACGAAGATGGTCCAATAGAAGTTGGCGACGATGACACCTATGATGACGACCAGGGTGACACAAATACGATAGATGACCAAAAGTTTGGCATTGCAGAATTGTCAGGAGAAGAGAGACTCTCATCTGGGAAAGCATCATATTGGAACAATCAATTTGATGACGCTCTAAATTCCTCTCTTGCAGATGAAGACAATAAAGAAGTTTCTGCTTATGTTAATTCATCACTTGCGAAAATGAGAAGTATTTTTGATTCTTTGCCAACAATCAAATATGCAATTCAAAACGAATCAGATGCTGATTTGGATAATGATTATGCTTTTGATGTCAATTACGAAATTAGTGCAGATGTCGCACGAAACATAAGCGAATTGCAAGAAAATATTGGAAAAGCATTTAATGTTTCATGGGCAAAAGAAAGACTAAACAATCAAAATGTTGGACCAAAAGAAAAATCTGCAGCGAAAAAAATAATATCTGACGCACAAAACGGAAGACTTTCTTCTGGCAGCGGCCCAAGAAGAGTCACAACGACACTTGAAGATGTTCAAGAAAATATGAAATACGATTGGAAAACAGCCGGCTTTGACAGAATACCCACAGATGAGCAACAGTTAATCACGGATGCCGTAATGACTGGCGATGATGTTGTTGTTAGAGCCCTTGCTGGAACCGGCAAAACAACCACTCTTGAAATGCTGGCGAAGAGATTAGAAGACCAAGCACCCTCTAAGAAGATTGTTTATCTCACTTTCACAAAGAAAATGACAGAAGAAGCCGTAAAAAAATTCGCTCCATTCAGAAATGTAGAAGTTCGAACCTGGGACTCTGTTGCTTATGCAGCAATAGTGCAACCGAATGAATCACTACGCGCAAAATATGATGCAAAAGGCAGCAAATTGCCAAATGGAAAAGAATTAATTTACTCAAACGCATACAGTGACATTGCTTCTCACTATGGACTAAAAGAATTTACAGCACAATACATTAGTAAACAGGGCAATGTTATAGAAATCAAAGTTGACCCATACGAACAGGGATTAATACTTTCAAAAGCTCTTAATGAATTCTCAAATTCAGCAGAACCAAAGATGAGCACATCCGTCATTAAGAAAATGGCCGGGATATATGACATATCCATGAATGACGATTTGGCGAAGCAATTGGTTGTTGTTGCACAAAAAATGTGGGATGACTCATTCAATCCAGAAAGTCCAATACAACTTGGAAGAAATTACGTAATGAAAAAATTTGCCCTGACGAATCCAGACCTTTCATCGGGTGTTGGCATGAGAAAAAATATAATGGGCAACGATATTATTTTGTTTGATGAGGCACAAGATGCCAACCCAGTTATGACCGCTATCGTCAAAAATCAACAAATTCAAAAAATAGTTGTCGGTGATAGCAATCAAGCCATTTATGAATTTAGAGGCGCAGTAGACGAGCTTGATGAATTTAAAGCGAAATACGATTTAACCCTAACGGAATCATTTAGATTTAATCAAATTATTGCTGGTTTCGCAAACAGATTCCTTGCCGCACACCAGAGGAAAAAAGAAGGAAAAGGCAAAGTTCCCAAATCTGCAAAAATGAGACTTTTGGGTCGTGGCAAGAATGGTTCCGTTCTCAGAGAAGAGTCGGAACTAGATGGATTTGACCCAGAAAAGCCATACGGTCCGCAATCAGTTGCAAGAGCGGTAAATAGACAGATTAAACCAGATGGCAAACGAGAAACTTTTGCTTATCTAACACAAACAAATGCACCGGCTTTCAAGCGAATAATTGCAGCGCAGAGAGCTGGATTGCGAACTGGCTCCGTTTCCACGTTCAAGGAAGACCTAAACAACATGGTTGACCATGCCCAGTGGCTAATGAACGACAAAAAAGGAACTCCGCCAGCAAAGAGATATGCACCATTTAATGAATATAAAACGTGGGAAGAACTTCGACGAGATGTTGACCCCAAAGCACTGAAGAAGAAAAAATCTTCTAACAATGTTCAGGCGAAAACAGCATATCGACTGTTGGCAGATGAGGGTTTTCGATTTGATACATTAAGAAACATTATAGATAAGATAGAAACAATTGACGAAGAAAAAATCAATGAAGACACAGTAACTGTTTCGCAGGTCATAGATAAGGCAGAATTTGAAATTATTGAAGACGGCACAATGGTTGCGTCAATAGATGGAAACAAGATAGCCCTAAACGCCACAAGCAAAGCTTTGCTTCCTCTGTTTATGGCGCGAAAACCAATATTTGCCGGAAAGCATGGATTCAGATACGACAAGCCAAACGAAAGATGGATAAGAGAAACTTCTTCCCCACAGGAAGCAGTAGAAATTATTAACGACATAAAGAAGCTGGTCAGAGATGGGATGCTAAAGGATGACTCCGGACCATACTCTTCTCGCACAAAACTTGTTAGAGCAGTAGAGTCTGGCTCAGCAAAGGGAATTCTGAATGAAGTTGCTATAAACGGTCTTGACTTTTCTTTTGTAAAATCTTCTGATGGAAAAATCCGCGCCAGCCTTAGCGGAAACACGTATTTCCATTTGGGCGGCAAAGCGGACCAGAGAAAGAAAGAAAAAATAAAAGCTGGAGTACTCAGATGGGATAAAAACGCAAATAACGGAAAAGGTGAATGGTATTTTGAAGCTGATTCTGTCGATGATGCTGTTGCAAAAATAGAAAAAATTAGAAGTAATTTTGGTCTTGCAGAAGGCGAATGGGTGGTTGCCCCAGTTCAAAAAGCGGGTTCGGATGGTGGGGTCGATATTGTCGCACAAACTGCCCATAGGTCAAAGGGCCTTGAATACGATTACATTGTTCTTGGTGATGATTTCAAGACCCCAGAAAAAAGGGACGAGGGCGAGGTCGGTGAGGACAGATATTGGGAAAGTGTAGGTGAGAAGGGTGGCGGCACATCACAAGATGGTCCTGGCCCACAAACACCAGAAGAAAAGCTTGATGCGATGTCGGAAGAAGACTTGAGACTTCAGTACGTTGCTGCGACGCGCGCCAAGAAAGTTCTCGTAATGGGAAGTCTTTCCTGGATATTCGACGTAACCGATGACAAAGACGAAGAATACGCAAGACTTAGTTCAGGCAAATCGTCACGTAGAGCGGCCAGAAGAGAAAGGCTTTCTTCTGGTGAAGACGATGGTCGCATCGGTGACATCGAAGACCCAGATGATGAAGAAATAATGAAAGATTTAATAGAAAATGACCTATTGCCGAAAGTCCCAACAGACGAAGAAATGGAAGCAGAATATCAAGACTTAATTAAGAGGGGCGAACTAGACCCAGATGATGAAGAAATAATGAAAGATTTAATAGAAAATGACCTATTGCCGAAAGTCCCAACAGACGAAGAAATGGAAGCAGAATATCAAGACTTAATTAAGAGGGGCAAACTTCCTTCACCCCCAAGCGATGAAAGAATTTCTAGCGGAAGAAAAGAAAGAAGACTACGCAGAGCTGGAGGTGGAGAAAGACTATCAAGCGGTGGCCTTCCGGATTCTGCCACCAAATCAAGACTTGATGGGTTTGGTGGAACAACTGAACAAGTTAATATGGCAAGACAAATTTGGCGAGCTTTCGGTAAAGTTGGCTGGTCGCTTAAAACATCCATAAGCACCAGTGACGAAAATCAAAGAAGTAGCGCGATAAAGAAGGCAATGAGCGAGACTGGCGAAAGAATGAAACAAAGAGGGAAAGTAACAATAGGAAGCATCTCTACGAATAGCACACAAACCGCAAATCCAGAAAATTGGATGCTTCCGATTGCAAAACTTAGGCGGGCAATATCCGTACCCGATAAAAACAATTCAACAAGGGAGTTGAACAATATAGAATTGGCATCACTATTGGGGATAACTGATTTTTCGTCAATAAGAAAAATGGACAGAGAAGATGCAGCAATTAGTTACAACGATGTTATGAATTTAATTGCAGAAATCGGAAACACAAAAGAATTCCCATTGTGGAAACTATTTTCACCAACTACGCCTGATGAAGATGGTTTTGGGGGAGCAGAGAATTCGATGGATAGATTCTTCGAAAACGCAAACCGTTCATTAATGAGACAAAGATTTATGACAGAAGCGTTTGGAAAAGACGCATACCCACGGTGGCGAAAGCCAGATGGGACAGTAATTAGTCAAAACGATTACGAAAAACTAAATGATGATTTGGATAAATTTAAAACATCTGGTCAGTTTCCATTTGATGGTGATTACGAAGCAGATAGGCCATACAAGGACGCAGACGTAGACCTAACCTTTGAGGGCTACGACCCAGAAACAAAGCCAATACCAGACGCAAAAATAAAAATGAAAGATACGGACAATGATTCTGTAGAACAAAAAACAACCAAAGCTGAATTTAAGCTGCAAGAATTATTGGAAGCTCTTGGGATTGACCCAAATGATAAAAAATGGGAAGAAAAGCTACAAAAGAAGATATCCGCCACAAAGAAAGAAACAGAACTTGTTGCCCCAGGAGGTAAAACTGCGCAAAGATACAGGTCAGAGGGTGTGCCCATTGCTGTTATATCGGAACTTATTCGTATTGGTGTTATCAAAGACGCAAAATCGGTATTTAAATCAAATGATGCCGGCAAGCGTCTTGATTATGAGCTTGCAAGAAGAAAAGATGTTGTCTACGAAACAGTTGCAAACTTGATATCTACAAAATTTGATGGTTCAGAATTTGCCTCCTACACCTCAATGGAAACAATTTTTGGAACTCGAGATATCGGAACAACTCTAAACGCTGCAGAACAAGCAAAAGGAAAAAGATTTAGCAAGAATAAGGGCGACGAACCGAGATTCGGAAAATCCGACCTGCAGAATTTTGTCAACAGATTTAACGACATATTTGGAACAAAATACACAATTGATGACATATTTAGCGATGAACAACTTAGAGCAGCAAGAAAGAGAATAGAAGAAGATGGAAAAGTCACAAAGCTCACAAGATTCCCCAAACTTGGCAATCGAACAATTTTGAAAAAAGAAGAGGATTGAAATTAATTAAAATATTGTCAATACGTGACAAAACCCCGTGGTAGGTTATAATTTAGTACAATTTAATTAATGGTTAATGCCAGCAACGGTATTTCCCTGCACATTCAGGAGTTCTATGAGCTACAACGAAAAAGCAACTGTTGGCATCGATGGCGATGGGAATGTATTGAAATGCGCCAAGGGCGCTGGTGTTGGTGAGTGCGGGTTTGTCAAGGGTGCTGCAATTTGTGCCAAATGTGGCGCAACTCCTGTAGAAATGAAAATGGTTCCAGTTTCCCAGATGGACGAAGAAGAAGTAGTTGAAGAAGTGGATGAAGAGATGCCACAAAAAATGAAGAAGAAGAGCAAAAAGAAAAAAGGCTATGGCATGAATAGCCCAGAAGAAGTCGAAGAAGATTTGGAAGACGAAGACATGGATGCCAAAGAAGCAAAAGGCATTATGTGCAAAGCACAAAACAAAATGGTTGGTGAAGCCTGCCCAGAATGCAAGGGCGACTGCGCATCAATGGGATACAAACAAATGGATGTAGACGCAGAAGACGATGAAGAGATGATGGAAGATGATGAGGAGATGATGGAAGACGAAATGCCATCAAAGTCCAAAAAGTCGTGGAAGAAAAATAAAACAAAAGCTTATATGGAAACAGATGGAGAAGAAGAAGAGGAGGAGGAAGAGGAAGAGGAAGACGCCGACGCTGAAGAAGAAATGAAATATGCAAAGAAGAGTCGCCGTACTGCTGGCAGGAAGGCCCTAATGGACGAAGACGACGAAGACGACGAAGACGACGAAGAGATGCAAGCTCCAGACGAAGAAGAAGAAGAAGAAGAAGAGGAAGAAGAGGAACTCGAAGAAGACGAGATGCCAGATGAAGAGGACGAAGATGAGGAAATGGAAGGAAAGTCATTCTCCCCATCTGATACGTATTGGGAAGAGGTTCGTCGCTCAAGAATAAACTCACTGGGAATCAAATCGGCAGACATAGGTGCATTTGGATACTTGTGTGCACTTGAACGCAAGGCGTACCCGGGTTCATCGCCGGTGTGCGATGATTGCCCTGGTGGCTGCGTGTCAGAAAAAGGTTTGCCCGGAATACTTCACGCTGAAGGTGTTGCTGAACAGATGTTCGATGGAATTGTTGTTGATTCTGGATATTCTTCAGATGCCGACATGTTTGTTGTCGATGTTCAGGCAAAAGACGGTTCGGTTAAAGAAGTATTTGTTGACGGAACAAGTGCCGAAATTATGGGCTTTCATAAGCTTGACATATCTGACTTTGAACAAAAATCAGATTACTCAGAGTACAAACTCATTGATTTTACAGAGGCTGCAGAAATAGCGGTAAAGTCAATTGATGGCCAGGTCGTTGCTGTTGAGCCGGACGTATTTGAGGGATTTGATACGTACGCAGTCGAGATTGAGGGATTCGACGGAAAATCATATGACGTATTTGTTTCTCTTGATGGTGAAGTTTTGGGATACGACAGATACGAACAGGATGAGGCTCGTGAAATAGAAGCCGAAGCCGCGGAGATAGCAATTAAGCGTGCTTTTTCGGAGGAGCAAAGAACAGTATTGGCAAAAGAAGGTAAAGCGCTTCCAGACGGTTCATTCCCGATAGTTAATGAATCTGATTTGAAAAATGCAATTCAAGCTTTTGGTAGAGCAAAAGATAAAGATATTGCCAAAAAACACATAATGAAGCGCGCACGAGCACTAAAAGCTGAAAGTCTGATTCCAGCAAACTGGATTGCCGGCTCAAGCGAAAAGAGCGAAACAGAGGTGGGCGATGCTTCATTCATGGCTTCGCTTGTCGAATTCCAGCTTTTGGAAGACCAAATCGACAGCGAAACAAAATAAACACCTACCCGAACATTCGGGTAAAACATGAAAAAAACGAGACATCACACATCGGAGCGTCTTTTTGCGCCCAGGCGACGCGCTGAAGAAAAAAATGCTAGAGCTATTGCTTTTAAACATGCAATTTTGTTGTCTGCGAAAACAGAACGACTAAATCCAGACATAGCCACAAAATCACTGGGTGGAACAATCGGGGAATCAGCATCTGGTCAAAAACAAACATACACGGATACCGATTCACGAAAAAGAGAGTTTGGAGGAGATTTGCCACCAGGACTCGAAGGGGAAGGCGGATTCGTATATGAGCCAAACGCCAATGGGGAAGACCCGGACATGGTGCTTCGTTTGTTTCCATCATATATGTCAGTCAGAACAAATGAGTTAAAACAGAAGCCGAATTTCGGTTGGGTGAAAAAAAACCCAGATGACGCATCGGGTGAGTTGCGAAAAAAACCACAGATAGTACTAAAAAAGTATAAAGTCAATCCAAAAACAGATGACATAATTCAATCTTCGGAAAAAACGATAAATCCATTTAGCATGTTTTCGGGTGAGGAATTCACGGACGACAGCATTCCGCAACCGCTAAATACAAAACGCTTAGATAGATTAATTCAAACAAAAAAATTACCAGGAAGACCACTGTCTGCAAGAATTCCTGGTGGCTCTCTTATTGGAAGAGCTGCTGCGGCAATAGGAATAGTAAGAGATGCAGCAAACAAGTTTAGGTGTCCCCCTGGAACACCAGCGGCTAATCAATTCACGGACATGTACGGAACAACGTGTTTTGGTGCAAGTCCCTCTCGCATAGCAAGATTTATTCATGACAAAGCCGTAGAGGTAACCGACGCCGGAGAAATGGCCGGATTTACAAGATTTGCTAGAAGATTTGTAAATTGGACACAAACTGGCGGATGGGACGACGACCAGGGAATATCCAATCTTCCAATGAATAGAGCTGTCAAATATCTTGTTCCGGGTGCTCGTGCACCAGGTTTTGACCCAGTAACCGGTAGGTCGGTTGCTCCAGATTGGTCTGAGATTGATGTTCCATCAGATTTGAGAACATTTAGGAATGGGTTAATAAATGCTCAAAAAAGACTCGCACAATCAAAAAAGACAGTTTCGAATTTACAAAAAGAACTTGGCGTCGATACATCTGAGTCGGCTCGGGCAACAAATGCTGACCTGCAACAAACTTTTGATGAACTGAAAGACAGAGGATTGTGGACGGTCAACCTAGAAAGAATGTCCCCGGAACAAGTTGAAGAAATGGTTCGCAGACGTATTAATGATGTTGAAGAAACACTGGATTTTGCACTCACCAATGAACAAAGAGAAAGATTAGTAAAAGCCGACATACAGAGGTACTACGCCACAGAAAGAGGAATTCTAGAAGCAAATCTTGAGCAATTTACACGAATGCCAGAACACATGAAATCAGTTAGAAGACTCACCTTACAAGACGGCATGGATGCCGACGACGAGGGCGGCTCGATGATGGATGGCAAAGGGAATTCAAACATTGATTTCAACATGTCAATAATAATGAGCAATCAAGAAGCAAAACTTCCAAAACTTGCTTTCAACGAAAGACTTCTCGTTACCGCAACTGGCGGGGGGAGTGATTCCGAGCGAGCAGCGGCAGTCGCAGATTTTATGGCACGAGCAGACCTGCATGCCAACCACATGGCCGGTCTTGCGGGTGGCGTTGAGGGAATGGGTCGGCATATAGCACTTCACGAAATTGGACATTCCATACAAACAAAACAAATATACGATGCGATAGCTGCCGAAATTGCTGTAAACGGAAGGTTTGTGGTGCAGGCATTCGTACACCCCAATACTGGCAAAAAATTTAATGCAAGAGAAGTGACAGATATTAAAAAACTTACCAGTACGGATTTGATTGGCATAATGGCCAATATTGACAAATATATGTCAGATGAACAAGTAGAAAAACTAAGAAATCTAAAAAATGTTTATGGTGCATACCCAGAAGAATCATATTTCTCAAAGGGAAAAAACGGCATAGGAATTTTGGAGGCACAAACAGAGATATGGGCGTTGCGTGAGGGCGGATTCATAAGTGGAGATGATGTAGATGAAGCTCTTTTTTCCCTAGATGACCATATAGGTAAATTGAGCGACGAAGCAAGGGTCAAAGCTTCAGAAAGATATATTGAATCAATTAAACCTGGAACAGCAAAAAGAGATGACACGTCAGTAGATGTTCCAGAGTCAAAAATGCCAGATTCTGAAGCCGATTTAGAACTTGCAGCAAGACGCAATGCGCTCAAAGAATTGCGTACCGCGCTAAGAGGGGGCAATGATTCAGAGGATGATTTTTTTGATGTTGCTATTGATATTAAATTACAGTCAGAAAATGCCGGCATTAAAATCAAAAACGTCGCCGACGAAATAGAAATGCTAAGAAAAGAGCAGTCAAAATTTAAACCAGATAGCAAAAATTTTAAAGAATTAGACAGCAAAATAGATGAACTCAAAACCCGGCTTGCTAAACACAAAATAGAAAAAGAATTTTACGATGAAGCGTTTAATATCACGAGAAATGAATGGAAGAAAAAATACGGGATTGGTACGCGCGCGGAAACATCTCGATTTAATGAAATGGTTTATGAACGAAGAAGGGCAGCCGGCAAACTGACTGTCGATGAAGCCCAAGAAGCTCTTTCGGAACAAAAACTAGAATTTTTTAAAAAAGAAGCAAAAAAATTAAGTGCAAAAGAACTAATTGATGAATTAGCCGCACTTGATGTTATGAAGTTTGATAGCGAGGAAGAGCTTATAAATGCTGACCTAAAACGAGAGGCGCTGATTGACGAATATGTTGAGAGAGCAATTGATAAGGGAGATAAAAGAAAACGATATCAAATAAAAAGGGAATTGGAAAAAAATATAGAAGAACGCTTTACGCCGAAAGTCAAGCCGAAAAAAACGTTCAAGAGCTCAAAAGACGCAAAAGACCACGCTTCATCCGAAAGAAAAAAACTTCGCAAGCGCATAACAACCGAACAGGCCCAGGCAGTAAAAGAAATGGGCGATTTTGTCTCTAAAGACATAGCGGAGATATTGAAACCAGAAAAAAATGCTTCCGCCGGAAGAGCAATGAATAGAAGAAATCAAAGACTCCAAAGACTTGCCCTTGAAAGTAATCCAAAATCAACATCCGAAGGCTCGATGGAGCAACAGGTAGAAAACATTTTGATTCCTACCCTTGAAGCGATGGATTCTTCATCCGTTTCTGAGCCTTTTGAATTCGAAGCAATTATAGATGTTGAGCCAGGAACTTTTACTGGTCGCTCAGTTGGCAAAGAACATGAGCACAAAAACTTCATCAAGGGCAATGTAATTGGACGAAACCACAAAAAAGCAGAAGTTGGGAAAAAGCAGAGACGAGTAATAGTTAGCGTAAAAGAGGGTGACCGTGGTTTGTTTCCGACAGCAAAAGGCGACGATAAACAAGCATTTGTTATTCCACCAGGAAAATTGACGGTCATCGGAAGAGACCCAGATGGAACAATTCGTGTTGAGATATCTTCCCAAAAGGGAGCAATAGATGTAGTCGATGATTTGGCAAAAGACTTGGCCAACGGTAAGGGAGATGCAATCTGGAGAAAGTCAGCGTCTAGAAAAGTAAAAACAATAGCTGATAAAAAAATTATAGAAAAACCAGAACGACTTTCTTCTGGCAGGAGCGGCGATTCGGAAGAGATACGTCTCTCTTCAAAGAATATTGTCAAAAAGGCAAAAGAGTATGGTGGCTCATTTGGTGAGTATTCAAAAGACAGAGATGAAGAAAATGATGTAGTCGGTAAAAATTTTGATATAGCCAAATGGATTAGCGACCCACTAAATGAGTTGAATTTGCTTGAAACTGAATTGAGTATGGCAAAACCAGAAAATACCCCTCTTGCTGAACAAAAAATGAAAAGAATAAAACAACTTAGAAAAACCGTAAGAGAATCAGGTCGCGAATCACTTAGCATGCGAGCCGAAACAATAGGAAAATCGCCAGACAAAATTTTTGAAGAAGATAGAGACATGAGGCGCAGTTTGGAGGAACTGCTGCTTGACCCCAAATCGCTACTTGAAATGCTGGAAAGAGAAGAAAGCGGACCATTTCGGCCTGGCCCAATAACGATGACACGTGAAGAGCGACAACGCAAGATAAGAAAATTGCGACGCGAATTACAGCGAGAGGGGCGAGAGTCGTCAGGGATGCGTCAAGAAAGAATTGGTGAAGAAGCCTCCCAAAAACCACAATCAATAGGAAAATCACCAGATAAAATTTTTGAAGAAGACAAACGCTTGAGGCGCGAACTTGAACAAATTTTGGAAGGCGTTGGCCCACTTCCAGCAGCACCGAGCAAACAATATACAGAGCCAATAACCGGACAGCCAGAACCAATAAGGGCAATAGGAAAATCGCCAGACAAAATTATTGAAGAAGATAAACGCCTACGGCGCGAGCTTGAGCAAATTCTTGAACGCGTCGGCCCACTTCCTGCAGTACCAAGCAAAAAATATACAGAACCAATAACCGGACGGCCAGAACCAATAATGGCAAAACCAAGAAATGTTTTTGAGGCACTCAAAAATCCAATTGATGATGGTTTCGATATAGACAGAGACGATATAGATGAAAAAGTCGTAGAGCTAATAGATTCAAAATCGAGCGAAGAACTTGAAGACATCGTTGAAAGAGTTGCTATAAAATTTCATATTGGATTAGACAAGAAGCCTCGCGTAAGAATGCGGGAATCAGAACTAGACGAATTTTCAGAAACCGGAAAAATTAGAGCAACCAGAACTACTGGTTCTTCCGTTGTCAGGGGGACGTCGCGCAGAGCAGAAAGATTGTCGTCTGGCAGACAGCGACCACTAAACCGAAAAGACAGAGAAGCGGATTTTGTAGTACAAGTAAAAGAAAAAATAAAAGACAAACTTGCCCGTATTCCTGAAGTAGATACCAGTGGCATGAACAAGCAAGACGCTGAAAAAGCTATTCGAGACAATATAGACAATTGGATTAACGGCTTAAATGACATAGAGCTATCGATTCTCGGCATATCTCGAGCAAAAGATAAAAATGGAGAAATAAGACGTTCGAAGCTTACCAAAAAAATAATATATCAAACAGATAATCCCGAAATCGCCGCGTCCTTGTTGTCGCTTGGTCAAACAGTTGAAATGCCAGAACTTAATTCAGAATCAAAAATGGTTCAAGAAGTCGCTAAACAGATACAGAAAGAACTAAAAGACCTCAAAGACAAAGGCGTGGATGTTATAAACATGTGCGCGTTTTATATAGATGGAAAAAACCTGTTTTGTAATTCATCACTCGACATAGAAAGAAAAAATATGCCGCAGGTTGCTGGTAGGGCAATAAACAACGATTCACTTGCCATGAGAATGTGGGCATCACAGTTGGCAGAAGCAGACGTGGCATCAGCTCATATGTTTCATGAAAACTCAGCAAAACTCAAAGAATTAAAAGATAGAGCAAAGAAAATGCCAGCCGGTAAAGAAAAAGAACAACTTGACAAAGACATAAAAATACTAGAAGAAATTGTCGGCGTGGGATTTGAGCCAGCAGGAATTGAGCAAAAAGATTTAGCGAATCCAGAAAAGAAATTCGAAATAAAAAAGGTCGAATATACAGCAAAAGAAATAAAAGAGACAATGGATAGGCATGGGGTAACAATAACGGCAAGAGAACTAAAGAGACTCGGAGAGAAATGGAATCGTATTGTTGTTGCAATGCGGGCTGGACAAGAACCAGACCCAGCTGATGTTTTCACAGACGAAGAAAAAGCCAATTTCTTTTCCCACCTTGACTATTCGCTGGTTGAGGTAGATGGATTGGACCCGTTTACCGATTTTCTAAAAAAGCAAGGTGTCAAATTTAAAGACGACGAATTGGTAAAGCCAGAAAACTTGATGGCATCACAGAATGAGCTTGTTGCCCCCCAAATGGCCGGTATTGCTGGGAATATTACTGGCGCAATCAAAGCGCTCAGAGACATAAAAGACCCAATAGAAAGACAAAAAGAAATTGACAGATTGCGCAGAGAAAGTGGTCTTTTCAAAAAGATATTGATTTCCAACGAGGGTTACATTCTCGATGGACATCACAGAATAATGGGCAAAGTTGTCTCCAATGGGGTCATAGCTGAAGACTTTGGGGATATATCCATAGACGACCTAGAGATGCTTGGTCTGCCAGTGAGAAGGGCAGAGATGGGAATAATTGAGCTTCTCACAATTTCAAAAATATATCAAGACCGGCTTGGAATAAAACCGGCATCGCTCAAGGCTTCCGAAGACGAATCGTATACCCCGGACAAATTCGGAATAGACAAAATACCCAAAATCACAAAAGAGGAAGTCGACGCCATACACAACGAGCTTGGCACCTCCGGTGATGCGGCAGGGGATGGTGGACTAATAGAAAAAATGGACGAAATTTATGAAAAAGGAACATTCTTAAGAGTTGATTCTATTGGATTAAATAACACTAGCGAATCCATACTTTATAAAGAAAGCGAAATAAAAAGACGAAATGAGGCGAGTGCGAGACAAGAAGCAAGAAGGGCAAGACGACCCGAGGGTGTAAAAACACAAACTCAAGAAACGGAAAGACTTTCTTCTGGAAGAAGAGCTGTTCAAGAACAAATTAATGAGACAAGAAAACAATTAAAGAAACTAAATACGCCACAAGATAACGAAACAGAATTTATGAAAGAGAAGAGGCTAGAACAAGTAAACAGACTTAAGC